AACATGACCAACCCTCGCCAATGTGTATTGCTTAGTTGGTCCATGTAATCTTCGTCGTGTAGGTAGAACGAACCAGCGATTATTCCACAGATTGCCGTCCCGTCTGCTCTCTTTCCATAAGCTACTTGTTTACCTTGCTGATGACCAGCAACACAAGACATATGGAGCTTATTAACGATAACACTAGCAGAGCTGGCTGCCCTACCCATAGCACCAACTGGAAAGTAGTGGCAGAAACCAACACCATTGATAAAAACAGGCTTAAGAAATTCATATACTTCCCAATCTTTTTTGTAGTTTAGGTCATCAGTCGAAATCACACCTTCGAGCATAGGCGTATTAGCCACTGCGCGGTTGATGCGGTTCTCATGGTTACCCATTGTTAAAATCATACGAGGCTTGTAAACCTTGTGTTTCGTTACCTTCTGTGTTGCCTGTAAGTCACGCAACGGTTTGAGTAGCTTCTTCATACCTATCTGAGCAGCGGCGATGTCATCTTTGTACCGCTTCCCTTCAAAGTATTTACTACCAGCCTTATCGTGGGTGGACAAAGAGGGCATATCCGCGAAGTCGCCAATGTTGATAACAACATCTGGTCGGTAGTCACAGATAGCCTTTCCAGCCCATGTAAGGTGGTCAGTAGCTACTCCCGGCTTTACTTGACAGTCAGGAATAACAAGTATTTTCATTCAGCAAATACCTCTCGTGAAGATTTACGATTCCAATAATCGTCCAACATGATGTCAATATTCTCGTAAACACCTACATAACCACAAGTATCTAGGAATGCCGCAAACTGACGCATAACATCATGCCACATAGCGTCATCAGGGCAAACATAGAAATGCTCAGTGCTTGACGATACCGATGGTCGTGAACTACTCTTCTTAAAGTGGTAATACTGCTTATCTTCCATGTTAACCTCCATAAATACTAGGGAACTGTTCAGTCAGGATTGCTTTGCATTTATCCGCGACTTCTCGATGTTCCTTCTGTGTTGCTTCGTCACAGCGGATGTCTACATAATGCATCCAACTCCGCAGTGTACCATTCATATACATTCGACTCATTGTCAACCCTTCTGGTAATAACTTACGAGCCACCTCTTTGGCGATGCCGTTGTTCAGTGCTGCGCCGTAGGAGTAACGAGCCTGTGCGACTACTGCCGCCTGTTGCTCATCCCACCAACGTTGCAACTCTCGGTCTTGAGTAGGGAGACTGTTTTGCCGATTCTTCTCATCCTGCAACCTAACCTCGCCATACTCCATATCGAAAGCCTCTGCATAACGCTGACTGAACTCCTGAAAGCTAAACGAGCGATGGCGAATAATCTGTCGCGCAATGTCTCGTGTGCATTCAATCTCCATACAGACGTTAACCATCTCGAAAGGTGACCAGTGTTTATTCCGCATCAGGTAACGAAGCAGCTTAGGTGCTGTCTCCTTGTTATCCTGATTGGACGGGTTAGAAACACGAGCCATGTATGCTACCTTTTCCTCTGCATCGGGGGTAACCCATACAAGCGACACTTTCATTTTTCTACGTTCACTCCAAGGTATTTCAGCATTAGTTTGGTGGCATTGATATAGCTGTCCACTTGCTTTTGGTTATCCTCAATAAACTTGTCAGGCTTACCCAAATACTTATCAACATACTGCTGCCACATAAGCATTGAATCCTCCATCTGTTTAACAAGGGGGTTACTTTCGCTACTATATTCCAATTTCATTTTTTCTTAGCCCTTTCTTTACGCTCTGCGTTTGTCTTATCCTTATGGCAGGGTTTGCACAACACCTGTAAGTTTTCAGCTTCACAATAGAGCCTGTTCATATAAATCCACCAGTCCTGAAAGCCTTCTTCTGGTGAGACAACAGGGTCAATATGATCTACCTGTACATCTCTAGCCACAAAGAACCCACCACAACTGGCACATAAGTAATGCTCAGCTAACCGACCTGAGCGTTTGTTAACCTTCTTCCCAACCATCGCTGCTTTCAGAGCTTTCCACTTAGGCGGGAAACGTTTCATGTAAGCACGTAACGCTGAGATTATAAACGCCCTAAACCTAGCCTCTGTCCACTCTCCATCGTTATACTTTCTGTTGCTCATACTGGTATAACAACTGAGCGAAACCTTCTACGAACCGCTCGTCATGGTCACGCTCACCCATCGTAAACAGGATAGCATGAACTAACTCATGGTAAAAGGTAACTTCTCGATCCTGTCCTGTCAGCTTCCTGTTGATTAAAATCTTACATAGGTCTGGGTTTGATGCACCAAGGTCAGGCATATCTGTCGTGATAACCTCCCATGTGCACCCTGCTAGTTTAAACTTCCTCATTCGGTGGCTCCCATAGTTCGTTGGGCGTCCTGCGTAACCACAAGAGCCTGCCGTTCTCTAAAACACGTTCTTTTCCCAGAGCCTCCACACAACACGCATAGAACTCTTTCTCCGTCTGGAAAGGCGCAAGCATCTTCTCCGAACGCACTGCACCAACACGAGGAATTCCCTTGATGTTGTCTGCCGCGTCCCCCATAAGAATCTGCCTGTAAAAGAACCGCAACCCTTCTTCTGGTGTTACCTTCTTCTTTTCCTTCTTCACAAAGTTGTAGTGCCATCCGGGAACCTGCATAAAATCTTTGTCAATCGAAACAATGATAGCCTCTTCGCCCAACTCGGTTGCTCGTATTGCAATATCATCATCAGCTTCCTGTCCTTCACTAACTGTCGCACCCCATGCCGTCTGTAAATATTCCCGTAGGAGAGGTAGGTGTTGCGGCTTCTTAACATCCTTCCTGTTACCTTTGTAAGGTGCTGTCACCGCAATGTCATTACGAAAGTTTGTTTTGCCTGTTAGGAACAACTCATGGTCATCGGTGTCCAATAAATCAAACATTAACAAATCTTCGAGAAACACCGCCATTGTTTCTATAGCGGTGTTCTCATGCTCATCATCAGTAGCAAACCCTACCCGATAACAAAGAATATCTGCATCGAGTAGAGCCTTCATTACAGCAGGTCGTCGTCGTTAAAAGTAGCACCACTGCTTACCGTGTAGGGGACTAGCTCAGTGATAACCATCTTTTTCAACGATGGGCTAACACCCTTCTTACCTTTAAAAGTCCAAGCATATGGTGTAATGATAGCAGCCGCTTTAGAACCATTACCAAGAATATCACCTTCAATCTGCGAACCACCATCGTCATAAACAGTGATAGGTCGGGTGCTCTTGCAGGTAACATAAGCGCCTTTACCTTCTTTTGTTTTGACCTCGATACCCATCTGTTCCAAAGCGCCAACGGCTTTGTCTGATAGGTTGCACAAGTCGACTTGATACTTACCAGACATCTCGTTTGGTTTGTTCAAGAAAGCCCACATAACTTCTGCTTTAACTTTTACTGCTTCTTCATTCATACATAACTCCTTAGTGAATGGGACTATCGCCTTCTTCGGCAATCTCATAAAATTTAGATGTAACCATTGCCAGAATATCTAGCACTTCCATCTCGTGTAAATCTTGGTTGAAACTTAGGTGTACTTCACCATCTTTCTCTGTAATGACAATTAGGTTATCCGCACCGTCGAGAACAGCTTCCAAGGTTGTTTTGTCAATCAATGTGTTTCCTTCCAGTTGTTACCTACATGATATTCTCCTGTTACTGGACAACGAAGCCCTAAAGCAACACCAGCTTCTTCAATAGCTTCTACTGCCATCTTACCTACCCTTTCTGCATCCTCTTCCGGGACTTCCACCTGCCACTCATCGTGTACATTTGCACAGAACTTAGCGTCTATTATACCACACTTTAACTTATTATTCAAGATAACCAAGGATTTTTTCATTAAAATTGCCCCTGCGCCTTGTAACAAAGTATTTAATGCGCTATGTTCGCTTCGCACTAACAAATGTCTACCATCTAAACCATCCAACCAACCCTTAGCCGCGTGCGCAGCCACTTTCTCTTTCAATCGTTTCAACGCTGGTGTGTTTTTCAAGAAGCGATTCATTAACTTTCTGCCTTCCTGCTCACTACCACCAACGATAGAACCAATCTTAGCAGCACCAGCACCGTACAGGAAAGCGTAAATAAACGTCTTCGCTGTGTTTCGGTTCTCTAGCCCTGCTGCCTTCTGGTTTGCGGTATGTATGTCACCATTGAGGATTTCGTTTGTATATTGAGCATCCCGCATATAGTGCGCCAACATCCGCAATTCCAAACCACTAGCGTCGATACCGACTAACTTATTACCCGGCTCGACTGTCCACAATTCCCGACACTCTGCTCCGTACTCAGAGCCGCTGTTGGGAACCTGCGCCATGTTAGGGCTAATATGCGTCATACGCCCCGTCACGGCTCCATTTGTTATCACCCTACCGTGTACCCTACCATCTTCCTTAACAACGTCAAACCAACTGCTAACCTGCGAGATACGCTTTTGCAACATCAGGTAACGTGCAATTAGTTTAGCCTCTGGTAGGTCGATGCCATCCAAAACCTTCTCGTTGATGATAGTAGAACCCTTCTCTGTTTCCTCTGTAAAGGTAACACCAAGCCCTGCTAGTCTCTCTGCAATTTGCTGTCGACTGCCGGGGTTGAATGGGGTCACCTTAGTTTTAAGAGGTTTTCCAGTTTTCTCACTAACTCGTTCTTCGACAATCGGTGGAAAGACACTTTGCAGTTTGCTTTCAATATCAGCAACCTCGCCTGTAAGCTGACCAAGCAAAACCTCACCTTTCTGTTTATCGAATTTAAAACCATGTTGTTCCTGCCTTTTCAAAATAGCAGCCACTTCATGTTCTAGCTGCACACTTTCACCCCAACCAGTTAATTCAGTTTCTAACATCCTGAATAACTGGACCGTCACTGCCACGTCCTGCTTACAATAAAACCTATTGAGGCTATCATAAGGAGCATCGTAAGGAGTAGTAGAAACCTTATCATAGGGAACCCCCATTAACCAGTGCCAAATGCGTGTGTACTCAACCTTCCGATTCCCCAGTCTCTTCCCCCATGCGTCTAAACTGTGACCCCCTTCGATGGAGGGATTCAAGAGCCTTGACATTATCAAGGTATCCCTCACTTTGCTTAATCCAATTCTCGTTTTCCAAATCTTGTTTAGAATAGGCGCGTCGAAGCCGATCAAGTTGTGACCGATCAGCCTGTCTGCTTTGTTTATCAAGGGTATGAGTGTATCTGGTGTTGTGTGACATACGTATTCGTTTGTGTCGCTGTTATGGGTGTAGCACATCCAAATTTTACTGTGCTTGCTATCTGTCTCGATGTCGAGAACTAAGTCCACTTTTACTCCTCTCCTCTCCAAAAAGGATGATATTTTTTCTTAGCTTCTTTGTACGCTTTAACAGCCTCTTCTTCTGTATCAAAAGTACCGATTGTTAAAAATTTTTCATCAACAGTAATACGAGCGGACCATCTACCTGTTTTCTTTCCTAAATATGCTCCTTTACCCATTCTGTTTTGTGCGTTTTGTTGGTTTGTGACCTCTCTTAAATTTGAAAATCTGTTATCTGTTTTTACATTGTTTATATGATCAATTTGATCTTTAGGCAAAGAACCAGTCATTAAATACCAAGCCAATCTGTGTGCTTTTATGTTTTTACCATTATAAAAAATAATACAGTAACCTTTTTTTGTTAAGCCTTTATTTTGTCTAAACCATCCTTTATGTCTATTTGCTGTAGGTTGAACCCATTTAAATAAACCAGTATCTGGATTGTAAGTAAAAACATCCTCTAACAAAGATTCTTTAAAAAATAACTCTTGTTGCATCTTACTCCCCTTTAGCAAGCTCAATCTCTACCAACTTTGCATAACCACCCACATCATGCCAACTGTCGTCATAGAATGGGTCACCATTAACTATACGGGCTAACTTGTTGGCAATCAAGTCCAAGCTCTCCTGCATATAGGGTTCCATTATACCCCAACTAGCGCCATCACGCAAGTTTTCCTTTAGTTGTTGCGCTGTTGTTGACACGTTGCGATATTCCCCATAGCGGTTACCTCGTGTGTCCAGCGTTTCTGTTACATCTTTCATCAATACATCCCTTCCAAGTTTGGCTTGCGATAACGCTCACCCTTCTTAATCTTACCGTTGTCGTCGAACTCAGGAAAACCCTTGTAGTTAAACTTACTCCAGTTGCTATCGTTAACCTCTTGGCAGGCAGCCACCATATCCATCTTAGCGCAATGGGCGACACCGACTGCCGTAACCACCTGATCTGCTAATGAGTCAAGAAGCTCCTTACGGTTAACGTCAGCGGCGGTTCTTTCTCCGCTTTTCAACGTATCAGCGTAATCGGACAACGTATTGACAGCATCTCGCAAGTGGGTGTCGTTGTCCCACTCAAACCCTAGCGCATCCATCATCTCGATAAACTCTTCGATATGGCATCCTAGCTGCACATTGAATTCTTTGTGTGTCGGCTCAGGTCGAGCGCGTTTGTGCCACAGGGTGATGTTGTCAATCATTCTCTTTCCTTCGTTTAGGTAAGGGTGTCCAGCCAATCCAGAACCCATCTTCAATTATAGCAGGGGATAACAACCCGTGGGAAGCTACGCCATAGATGCTCAGTAGCTGTAACTTAACCCCATGTGGTGCTGTCTCTAGCGGTCGCCAGTAGTAGTCGTGGTCAACGTAGGCAGCCCCGTCACCACTAACCTTATCAGTCAAAACGGAGCCTCCTCTGCCGTAGTTACAATGTGGTTACAACGAATGCGGTAGGCTAGCCTCTGTACCCACTCAGGCTTGATGCCAAAGGGGTTGATGCAGATGCCCTGCTTGTTGTACCCGTACTGCTCAATCTTCATAAGATAGGAACTCCTTTTGCTCTTCGATACTCATTTGTGAGAAAGTCTGAAAATGAACTTCACCACAACAACTGAATCTTGTTTTAACATCGCCACAATAACAACAATATTCTGTGCTGTCATTGAGTAAATCCTTAATTTTTATTTCAAGTTCATCCATAATCCCACCTGTGCAAATGCGTAGCCAATCCAAATCATACCGTTAGCGCCTTCGCCCTTAGCCCATTGCAGTATTCCTACTGTAAGATAACCAAGACCAGTAGCGCCTACGATTACCTGCTCAATCATAACGCCTCATCCTCGATCAAGTCAGCTTCACGTAGTATACCATTATTTTGGTTATATTGCAAGCCGAATTTAATCCCTGTTGCTCGACCAGTAAACCGATCTTTCAACACCCTGAACGTTGTCGTCTGCCGCTTAATCGGGTCTGAGTGCTGCTTGTTACGCTCCAAACCAAACATGTAGTGCGACCAACGTGCGATAGCTCGTGAGCCTGTAAAATGCTTCTCCATCACCCTACCACCTTCCTCGTGGCTTTTACCCTCTGGTGTCGTCAGGTGGCTAATGAAGTGGATGATGATGCCAAGCTCCTGCGCCAACGATGCCATGTCTGCCATAATGCCATCAAGTGCCCTACGCTCGTCCTGCTCCTGCGCTGATAACGCTGTCAGGTGGTCGAGATAGATGTGCTCGATGTCATACGCCTTGTTGAAATACTTGATGATGCCCTTGATTGTCTTCCAATCCATAGCACCGAAGTGTTCCATCATGTACAGTTGCTCACGCGCTTCCAAGCGGTTAACACTCTCCTCATACTGTGTTCGGTTCCAGTCAGCATCAGGTACATGGTAGAGCCGTTGGTCTAACTTACCCATCACCCGCTGCCCTGTTTCGACCACGTTTTGCTCTAGGTAGATAACACCCACCTTCTTGTTCAGCGTCTCGATGTCATAGGCGATCTGCTGGGTGAAAACGTCAGTCTTACCGACACCGACACCAGCACCAAACGCATACAACTCACCCTTACGCCGACCATAGGTTAACCCTGTCAGCGTAGGGAAACACCAAGGTACACCGGGCACTGGCGGGGTTAACAACCTCTGTTTGATGTCGCTGATGGTGACAATACCCTCTGGCTTGTACTTCTCCGATGCCAACCACGCCTGAGAGAATAACACTTCAGCCCGATCAACTAACCAGTCGCTAGCGTCTTTGTACTGCTGGTTGTGCCTGAACAGCAACGCCTTCCCACCGAATAGGTCAGCCACTTTGTTAGCCGCTTCGCGTCCCACCTCGTCGTTGTCAAAACAGATTAACACCTTGTTGAATGAGTCTAACCACTCGTAGGCAGCTTTACAGTCACTCAATGCCGACTGAGCACCTGATCGAATGCTAACAACGGGGTGTTTACCGCCCATCATCTGGTAGGCACTCATCGCATCAAACTCACCCTCGCAAATGGTAACAACATCACCACCCTTAGCGAAGTTACTTTGACCGAACAGCGTTGCTACCTTCCAATCACCCTCAACCTTGAACTGTTTATCCTGACTTCGCACCTTGTTGGCAACGTGGTTACCTGTTTTGTCAAAGTAGGGGAATAACACCTCACCATCGGCGGTTAACTGAACACCGAAGTCTTCGACAGTCTTTAGTGCCAATCGTCGGTCGCTAATACCACTCTGAAACGCGTCAGAACGGCTCACAACGGCTTTTTGAGGGGTGGTTGATACTTGGGTATAGGTAGACATAGAAAACGGCTTATCGCGGGTTTGGCACTTGAAACAATATTTTGAGTCATCTTCGTTGATAACCGCTGCGTCACTACTGCCGCAATGGTCACAAGCGATGTGCATCTTTTTGTAGTTTGGCATCACAACTCCCAACTATCGTGCAGGGTTTGCATCGCCTCAATCTCTTCAATGGTTAACGAACGCTGTTTTGACTCTTTGAATAGGTTTTCTAAAAAACTGTTTAGCCCTATTGCGTTAACCACATCAATAGCATCGTTGACTGTATAGTACAACGTTGTTTCTTCAATATTATTCATCATTATCCCTCGTTAGGTCAAAACAGTCTATATAGTTTGCAACATCCGTGCCAACCTCGGTTCTCAAGTCTTCACGTGTCACCACCTTGACATCTTCGTCAATCGTGGACAGACACTTTTCACAAATGTCAATAAAGTCATTAGTACTAGCTTTTCGCATGGTACTCTCAAATGGTGTTAGGGTTACATTGCAGCAGTTACATCTCATTCTAGGGTTCCTATCAAAACTATAAACAAAAGAGCCAACGCCAATGATAACATAATTACTTCACCTTTACAAGTTTAAACACACCCTCTTGGTTATTCTCTTCGAGCCATAGCAGGGCATACCCTCGCTCAGTAGTTCGATAGACAACCATGTTCGACCACTTAGTGCGTATTTCGTACATTAAAAGCCCCTCAGTTTAGATAATGTGATAACGACAAAAAGGCGACCAAAGCCGCCACTAACAGAAAATCAAGCCACATAAATAACCCCGTCAATAGCCACCTCTTGGATTGTCTCCCGGTTGACGGCACGATAGCCCTTATTTTGGATATCGTAGATCGTCACGAACTTTTCAGGGTCAAGGGTAGACACACCCCCTTTAAGGTGTTTTTTAACGCCTAGACGCCCGTTTAACACCCTTTCTGAGCCATCTTTTTTGGTAAACGTCACCCTGACAAATTTACCCTCACTTGCTAACAAAACGTGATCCAGTTTAGTCATAGTAGTTTTCTCCTTCTTCGGTCATAGTATCATAGATCAACCCACGTTTGACGCTTTCGGCGTCTTCGTCAAAACTGTCAAGCATTCGCAGCAGTTCGTGCACCTCCTCCCAAAAATTTAGATATTCGGAATAGCTTTGCTGTTCCTCTGTCACCAACTTGTTAGCCATTATCAACTCTTTGATAATGCCTGACGCCTTGTCTAGCGCCTCTCGCGCCTCGAAAATTGTAGCCATATAAAAACCCCTCATTCTACTTTTGCAATTAAACCGTCACGCATAAACACACGGGCGAAAAACTCACGCCCTTGTCGCGTTATATGTGGGCGATTAGCGCCTGTTAACCAGCCGTCACTTAGGTACTCAGCGCCGAACATGCTGGTCTCGATATAGTTTAACCGCTTGCCGATGTTTTCTTTTAAAACTTTCTTGCTTGGATAAACGAACACTAACATGGTAAACCCTCCAATTACCTAGGAAAAGCCCTAGCCCATGAGCACCATTAGATGCCCTAGGGTTAACGCTCTCACGCTATTTGCTGGTCATTCATTAAATGCCCTTTCTCCAAACTCTCGCAATATAACCATACCCCGTGGTCATAACCCCTTTTATATGCTACCCGCTCGTCATCCGATTGACCTAAAGGCGGGTTTTGTGTTCCCTGAAAAAAGCCATCGTCAATACCACGCTCGAATGCGTGAACCATGCGCCAATTATTCTCGTTCATTGTAAACCCCTCATTCTACTTTATAAACCGCTGTCACCCGTTTATTGGATAACAACTCCCCGGTGTCTATGACTTGATTGTCAACTATAGCAACCGCGTGCCCTGTCACAATGGCGACATACCGACCCGGTTTAATCGTCGTCAACAAGCGCCCCAACGTCATACCATTATACTCTGGCGGTTGTCGTGTTTCAAGCCAAAACTGTATCGCCTGTTTTGTTCGCCCGTAGACACCGACAAGCGATAACCCGGCTGCGGTATATACGGCGTGCAGCATGCGAATACTAGCGCCCCTATGCTTGCGTCTACCCGCTCGTTGAAACACCGTATAAGACCATTCTAACGTCTCACCGCTTGCATTAGCTAACGCACGCACCGCGCAATTGTTCGTGTCGTCGTCGTCAATAAACCCGGCGTGATTCGGGTAGATATATTTAGGTTGTCTCATGCATTCCCCTAGTAGGTTTCAAGCCGAAACTGGCTTTTCATTGGCTGCGCCTTTAACGGCTCGTCAAAAGCTACCGCATCGTCGACAAGCCAGCCAAAACAGCGTTTGCGGTTTAGATAATGATAGGGGCTGTCGATCATTACCCGGTGTTTTTTAAAGTCGTCGTTAAACGGCTCGACGGCGTGATAACGTTTAAACCCTTTAAATTTAACCGCCCCTATAATTTCCCGTTGTTCGTTTTGTACGTGCAGCCAAAAGCCAGCGAAGCGCACGGGTAAGCTTATATGCGCGGTTTCGATTGTCTTACGGTTTTGGACTATTTCACGCGCCCACGGCTCACGTATAAAAACCCTGCCAATAACTTGCATAATTTCCCCTTAATACGTTAACACGTCGAAATAAGCCAGCATAAGGGTTAACAAACTAGCGAACAGCGCCGAATAGAATAACCCTTGAATTAAAAATTTAAACATAAAAACCCCTTAATGAACCGCAATGATAATTGGTAAACCCTTAAGCGCTTGCATACCGCACGCGTGCCCTTTACCCGTGCATGTACCGCACGTGCCCGGACAAGGAAAAGCTTTTGCACCGAATGATTCCCGCAACGCCTTGTTTACCGCTTGCGTGCCATGTTCGTTACTTTTTACACGTCGACCGATAGACACCGCCACGAATTCGCCACGGGTTATTGGCAGCGCTTTAATTCTGTCTACGGTGTCGGTTTTGCTATTGTGTCCACTTGACACGTTTAACACGTAGTTTCCCGGCATTTTCCCGTTATACGACAGCAATGCGTCAAAGCTTTTCGAATAGCCATAGACACGGGCTTTTGTGCCGTCGATCAAGCCGAACCAAAATGCCACATCGTCGACGTTAGCAAAGTCGCCGTCAACGTATAGGCGCAAGTCGTAAGGGCTTTTTGCGTTGTCGTCGATAGCTTTAAAAGCTTGCGTTATTGCGCCACGGTTGAACCGCATTAAAAACGCATTTTGGCATTGCCGGGCGAATGCAGCCGGATACCGCCATGCACGGAAAGAATAACAAAAGTCGAGACAAGCGCCAGCGCCGGGACAAGTGACACCGGGCAAACTACTAAACGCTACAAATGGCAGTTTTGAATTGCCGTCGAGCTTAAACACCGTAAACGCCGGGTAACCGCCCATAAACACGGTGCGAAGCTTCGCGAAGTTAGTTTGCCAACCTATAGTTGCGAACAAGGGCGAAGCGGTAAGCTTGTCTAATGCGTCGACGATGCTAGCGTTATCGTCGTTTTGCACCGCTTGCGCGAATGCATAGAGTGCTGCGGTTTTTTTAGCGGTTTTGTTGAATGTTTTCATTGTTATTTCCCTTATTTTTTGGCGGTTGTTGTTAACTTAAAAGCCACGGCTGGCGCATCGTGTTTTGCGAATTGTACGCGCATAGCAAGCCAATCGGTTTCACGCAATAGATTGCCTAGCTCGCAGCAAGTTATAAAAGTATCGGTATCGTCGACGTTTAGCGCATGCTGCGCCGTATAAGTTAAACCGTTGTCTCGAATGCTGCGCCGTGCCTTTTGGTAGATATCGCGGTTCATGCTGTTACCCCTTACGTGCACGTGCACCGTTTAATTGTCCGAACAAGTACCAGAACCGCCTTATATCGTCTTTTGGTAAACGGCTTAAATCTAATTCCGGTAAGCCCCTAGCTGCGCGCTTAAACGCTATTCTGTACCAATCCCAATGCGCTACGTTTGACATGTTAATAACCCCTTACAAATTAGGCAACACCGCGTTACCTACAATTTTTTATATCGCACGAATTGTGCCAATAATAACCCTTATAAATTGAATACTATTGTTTGCAGGATTGCTATATATAACCAGGCGCTTATGTTCTAATATGGTGCATGTTGCGCCATTATAGTGCATAGTTGCATTATAGTGGTGCACATTGTGGATAACTACTCAAATTGTGGATAACTTTTTAGGCTGTGGATAACTCTATAGCGTCCCACGCTGGCACTCACACATGCACTATACTGCACGTCACAGTAACTATATTGCCTGTGGATAACCTGTGGATAACTTTACTGTATGGATGTACAGTTGTGGATAACCTGTGGATAACTTTGCTGCGTAGCTATAACACCCCCGGGGTGGGGTAACGCTGTGCTGTAAAGTTGTAGTACCCGCTAACGTACAAAAAAGAGGCAAATTAGACTTAATTGGGGACACATCACTATATAGCTAACAAGACGTAACTGCTTAATTTTTAAGCACTTTTGACATTGAAGGGTAACGGGTTAGGGCTAACAAGAAAAGGAAAGCCATCAGTCGATGTTGCCACTGTTTAGTCAATGTCGTCAATAAGGCGTTTAAGTGACAATTGCGACTGAACAGCTAACGAGCCAATCGCGACTGAACAGCTATTTTGAAAAAAGTTGTAAAAAAGTGAAAAAAAGACTTGACAAAAAGACAAAAGTGTGGTATACTACGTACTATATAGGGTATGATGTGAAGGGTTACTAATTACGGTTAACCACAACCTTGTTGTTCATAGCTATATAGACTAAGTAACACTAAACAGTAATTAGCTATATAGTCTAGTTAGTGCTAAATAGAGGAACCAGTAATGGATAACCCAAAAAAGAAAGGTAGACCATCGAAAGATAGGTTAGCCGAAGTTAAGAAAAGACCTGTAGGTAGACCTAAAGGGGATGCCTCAGCCATCGAGGAGTTTAAGGCTCGTTTGATGGCATCACCCAAAAGTCGTAAGGTGTTAGACTCCATCCTTGATGCCGCGTTAGACGATGAGCACAAGAATCAGGCAGCGGCGTGGAAGCTGTTGGTTGACCGTATGTTACCCATGTCCTATTTCGAGAAAGACAAAGCAGGTGGTAGTCGACCTTCAGTCAATATTGTTATCAGCGGTGTTGGCGAGACAGTTTCAATTGATAACGACATTATAGATGTGGAGGACGTAAATGATCGGTCTTGATTCAATTTTAAATATAGGCGGTAAGTTAATTGACAAACTTATCCCCGACCCAGAGGCAGCAGCCAAGGCGCAACTAGAGCTAACCAAACTAGCCCAAGCAGGTGAGTTGGAGAAGTTAGCCAACGAGGTTAAAGACCGCAGTGATGCCCGAAACCGTGAGTTGCAAATAGCGACTAGCGAGGCAGCACCTTTCCTAAATAAAGTGGTAACCCCTGTGTTAGCCCTAGGGTCTGTTATCCTCTCCTTCGCCCTATTCGCTGTTCTCATCTTCATTGATGTTCAGCCGGAAGCGAAGGACATTCTAATTTACATCTTAGGCGTCTTATCAGCCGCCATCACACAAATTCTCTCTTACTACTTCGGCAGCAGTGTCGGTAGCAAAGATAAAGATGAACAATTAAAAGGTTTAGCCAAATGAAACTTTCACGTAATTTTAGCCTCCAAGAGTTAACTAAAAGTGAAACTGCAATCCGCAAGGATATTGACAACACCCCAAACGAAGAAGTTATTCGCAACCTAACCACCCTATGCGACATGGTGTTGCAAAAGGTGCGTAACTCTCATGGGGCTGTTACCATTACCAGTGGTTACCGCTCACCAGAGCTAAACAAAGCTATCGGTGGTTCTGCTACAAGCGACCATTGTAAAGGGTTGGCAGCAGACTTTGAAGTGCCCGGCTTAGACAATAAACAATTGTGTAAGTGGATTATCGACAACCTAACCTTTAAACAACTCATCCTTGAATTCTACGAAGAGGGTGAGCCTAATAGTGGTTGGGTTCACTGCTCATTCGAAGAGGGTGAGAATAACAACCAAGTACTCCGTGCTGTTAAGGAAGGTAAAAAGACCGTTTACCTAAAAGGCATTGAGTGATTTAAAGATTGAACTGTTGCCGTGGCAGAAACAGGTGTGGGCTGACGAGACTCGGTTCCACATCGTTGCGGCAGGTCGCCGGACAGGTAAGAGTCGTTTGGCTGCTTACCGTCTGATTATTGAAGCACTACAAAGCGAGAGAGGTCACGTATTCTATGTTGCTCCTACACAAGGTCAGGCTCGTGACATCATGTGGCAAACTATTCTGGAGGTTGGGCATCCTGTCATTACAGGTAGTCACATTAACAACTTGCAGATTAAGCTTATCAATGGTGCGACGATTTCTCTAAAAGGTGCTGACCGCCCTGAGACAATGCGGGGTGTTAGCTTAAAGTTCTTGGTCATGGACGAGTACGCTGACATGAAACCAGAGGTGTGGGAACAAATCTTACGTCCTGCACTAGCCGACTTGAAGGGTCGTGCCATGTTTATCGGCACACCAATGGGTCGAAACCACTTCTACGACTTATACCAATACGGCTTAAAAGGCGAAGATGAGACGTTCAAGTCTTTCCACTTTACTTCATTCGACAATCCGCTACTTGACCCTAAAGAAATTGAGGCAGCTAAGAAAAGCATGTCCTCATTCTCATTCAGGCAGGAATTTATGGCTTCATTCGAGGCTGCCGGTGGAGAGTTGTTCAAGGAAGAGTGGGTAAAGTTTGACGAGGAAGAGCCTGAACAGGGTGATTTCTACATTGCAGTCGACTTAGCTGGTTTTGAGGATGAAGGAAGTAAGGGTGTTAAGAACTCCCGCCTCGACAATACAGCTATCGCCGTTGTTAAAGCTAACGAAAAAGGCTGGTGGGTCGCTGAAATCATCTACGGTAGGTGGGATGTTAAGGAAACAGCCAAGAAAATCTTCGATGCTGTTAAACAATATGAGCCTGTGGCGGTTGGTATCGAGAAGGGCATCGCTAGACAGGCTGTTATGCCCTACCTCAGTGACATTATGAAGCGAACTCAAACCTTCTTCAGGGTTGATGAGCTAACACACGGTAACAAGAAGAAGACAGATAGGGTTGTCTGGGCGCTGCAAGGGCGTTTTGAGAATGGATATGTAACCCTCAACAAAGGTGATTGGAACGCAGAGTTCCTAGACCAGCTATTTCAATTTCCAAACAAGCTAGTACATGACGACTTACCTGATGCGCTGTCTTACATTGAGCAACTTGCTAAAGTAGCTTACGTGTTGGACTTTGAAGAAGAAGAGTACGAGTACCTAGACACAATTTCAGGTTATTAACTATGCCGGATAAAAATAAACCAGAATTTTTGGATAGGATTATTAACCCGTCTAAATATCCTTACATTACAAATGAGGATGAATCAATTTCTACACACCGAATGGCGGCAGAAATGGATGAAAATGGTAATTGGGTTGTGTTTCCTACTATTGTTAGATTACCAACTGGCGAATTGTACCAGTTTGAAGATAATGGGCAAGCAATGGATTACAACATGAGAACTGGCAACTATCTTCCAATGCCCTCTAAAAAAGAAGCTTTAAAATATGCTGAAGGTGGCTACAAAAAAGGCACGGCACTAGAGAAATTTAATCCTCTTGCTAACAAAATTAAGTAAGGAACAAAGATGGAAGATTACGAAAAGAAATCACCAGACCAGAAGGTCGAAGCGTGGGTTATGGACAAAGTGGAGCAATGGCGTGACCACTACAGTGCAAACTACGAGCAGAAGTTTGACGAGTACTACCGTCTATGGCGTGGTATTTGGTCAGCAGAGGACAAGACTCGTGATAGTGAGCGTTCTCGACTGATTTCTCCCGCCCTCCAACAGGCAGTAGAGAGTTCTGTCGCTGAGGTGGAAGAAGCTACCTTTGGTCGTGGTAAATGGTTCGACATCCGCGATGACCGCAACGACCAAGACCCTAAAGATGTCGCCTATTTGCGCGAACAACTAGCTGAAGACTTTCAATTTACCAAGACACGTAAGGCTGTTGCTGAGTGTATCTTGAATGCCGCTGTCTACGGTACTGCTGTAGGCGAGTTGGTGTTGGAAGAGGTCAAAGAGATGAAGCCAGCTACGCAGCCCATCATGGATGGTGCGATGCAAGCGGTTGGTGTTAACATCGAAGACCGTGTGGTTGTCAAGTTGCGACCCATTTTACCTCAGAACTTCCTAATTGACCCTGTAGCCACCTCTATTGAGGATGCTTTGGGTGTGGCTATCGACGAATTTGTCCCAAAACACCAAGTAGAGATTGGAATTCAAAATGGTATCTATCGCGATGTTGATATTGAGTCTGCCGATACTGATTCAGACATTGAAGCTGACAAAGAGCTTACATCGTTTGACGAAGATAAAGTCAGACTAACCAAATATTACGGGTTAATTCCTAAGCATCTCTATAACGATGCTATTATGGAAGAGGATGAAGACGATGAGTTGTCCAAAACCGTCAAACCTGAAAAGGATGAGGACAAGTCAGAGGAAGAAGGCTACATCGAGGTGATTATTGTTATCGCTAACGGCGGTCAACTATTGAAAATTGAAGAAAACCCCTACATGATGCAAGACCGCCCTGTCGTGGCGTTTCCTTGGGATGTAGTTCCATCACGTTTCTGGGGTCGTGGTATCTGTGAGAAGGGTTATAACAGCCAGAAGGCACTCGACGCTGAGTTACGTGCTCGTATTGATGCCCTAGCCCTCACCGTACACCCAATGATGGCTATGGATGCCTCTCGCATGCCTCGTGGGGCTAAGCTGGAGATTCGTCCGGGTAAAACAATCCTAACTAACGGTAACCCCGCTGAAATTCTACAGCCATTTAAGTTTGGTAACCTCGATCAGGTGACCTTTGCTCAGGCTGGCGAGTTGCAGAAGATGGTTCAGATGGCGACAGGCGCGATTGACGCTGCTGGCATCCCCGGCACTATCAATGGTGACGCTGCTGCTGGTGCTGTAAGTATGTCGATGGGAGCAATCATTAAACGCCACAAGCGTACACTAATTAACTTCCAAGAGTCTTTCCTCATCCCTATGATTGAGAAGACAGCATGGCGATATATGCAATTTGACCCAGAGCACTACCCTGTATCAGATTACAAGTTTGTGCCATCATCATCTCTGGGTGTTATCGCTCGTGAGTATGAGGTTACGCAGCTGGTTCAACTGTTGCAAACGCTTGGTCAAGATAGCCCAATGTACCCAATGCTGGTTTCAGCCGTTGTGGATAACATGGGTCTGTCAAACCGTGAAGAGATTATCGCTCAGATGCAACAAGCGGCTCAGCCTAACCCAGAAGCACAGCAAGCTGCTCAAATGCAACAACAACTACAGTTGCAATTGGCGCAGGCTCAACTACAACTTGTACAGGCTCAAGGTATGGAAGCTCAAGCCCGTGCCCAGAAGTATACAGTGGAAGCTCAATTGGAGCCAGAGGTTGTTAAGGCTAAGATGGCTGCGGCTATCTCCACCAACCTACAAGCTGGCAACGCTGATGATGCTGAATTCCAAAAGCGGGCAAAAATTGCCGACTTAATGCTGAAGGAAAAAGACATTAACAGTAATGAGCGAATTGCTATGATGCAAATGCAAAATAGGCAATAAAACACTTGACAAAAAGACAAAAGTGTGGTATAATTGCAACATCTCTCCACGACATGAAAGGATAAAGAGATGGACAAGGAACTACAAGATTATTACGAAACATTACTAGATTTGTTTGCCTCAAAAGGGTGGAAGCAATATATAGAAGACATCTCCGACAATATGGAGCTACTTCAGGATATTACTACCATCCCTGATGAAAAGCAATTCTGGTTCCGTAGAGGACAAATAGAAGCGGTCCAGCGAGTTCTCTCTTACGAGTCAGCGATTAAAAACAGCTACGAAGACTTTGAGAGGGAAGTGAATGCCTAAGCGTATCTATGAGTTTATCTGCGGAGATGACCACCTCACAGAGGCTTACATTGATTCTGAATTAAGAACAACCAATTGTAAGGTGTGTGGTCA